TGGCTCAAACGCTTCCAGTGTGAAGCTGATTTTGAGCCATGACAAAACATTCTTGTCTGCTCGCCGATCTAGGGTGAACACCTACCCAGGGAAATCACGGGGCAAGGAGGCCGGAAGCGCGGAGGGAGGCCAGCAGGTCATTGACCTTGTTCTTCAGGTCGGTCGTCGATGGAGTCCCTGAAATGTCCGCCACCGTGGCGGCCTGCGTCCCAACCACGAGCCATGCCGAGCCGTCATAGCGCAGCTTGACGTTCTCGTCATCGACCCAGATCTCCTTGCCTTCTTGCGGCGTGACGAAGACCCAGCCGGTTCCGACGTAGTAGGTGAGCTTGCCGGCTTGGCCAGACCAAGCTCCTGTGGGGCTCGCGTCGATCAGGTAGCGGTCCCCCTGAGCGGGCGATCCAGGCGGTGTCGCGAGGTTGCGGTCCTTGACCCGCATGTCGACGAGTGCGTCGAGACGGCGCAGGGCCTCATTGACCTGCAGCTCCGCCGTGATGGCGGGCGGGCTGTCGAGTTCTTGCAGCGCGAGGTTTGGTGAGGTGGTCATGCGTCATCTTGCTGCGGTGACGCGGATGCGCCATCGTGAAAAGCCTGTCGGTTGAGTCCTGATATTGCTTCCGGTGCCTCGATTGTGCCTGTGGCGGTGGGTATTCTGCGCCCGGTGTAACTTCCCATTCCTCATGGAGGCAATCATGTCTGAGAAGAAGAAGACCGTTTATCGTGACTCGAAGGATGGACAGTTCATTCCCAAGAAGGAGGCAGAACGCCGCCCGGCGACGACTGAAAAGGAACGGGTCCGCGTCGTCAAGCCAAGCAAAAAGTAGGTCACTCCCTGGCGAGCACTCTCATCTTCGTGATGCAGCTGTTCGGAATAGTGATGTCCCCCCTTCCATACGGGCGGACATCACTGTTTTTTTCACCCGAGATGTGTGGCACAAGCGTCTTTGCGCCGGCGGCGTCTCGGACCAGCCAACCCACGGACCGGCATTTAGTCGGCGACGTTTCCTCTGCGATTTGATCGAGAGGCTGCCAGCCCGGCGAACCGGAATGCGAATCGACCCATTCGATTAGTACGAGTTTCATTCTCGCTCACTCTACGTTCGAAGATGTCAGACTGTCGCGGCCGCGATGTTGCCACGCCCCACCGTCGTCGAGATCTGGTAGACCTCAATCGTGACCGGATCGCCCGGCGTGATCCCGTCGGTCGTCTGGTCGGCCGCCGCATAGGTCCAAACCTCGTCCGTCACCCGCTCGGTGCGGACTGGTGTGCCGGCGAGCTTGACCACGACGTCATAGACCCGCTGGTCATCAAGTGCTGGCGCGGTCTGGAACAACCGCGTCATCGCGCGCGTGCGACGCCTCCACGTCACCTCGATGTTGTCTGCGCCATCGCGCGAACCTCGCACATCGCACACCGCAAAGGGTCGCAGCGTGCGGCCAGACAACGTCATGGTCTTGCTCGTCTGGCTCTCGACGGTCGCACCCGTCGGGACGGCCCGCAGCTTCCTCGCCGCGCCCAGCAGTGAATAGGCCGAGGCGTTGAAGTCGAGCGAGGTCGTGGTGAGCAGAACCGCCCGCTCGTCGGTGGCATGCGTACCGATCGCCGACGCGGTGTCGCGCAGGCCTCGTCCAAGGTTGAACAGCCGATATCGCCTCGCGCCCGCCAGCGTAGTGCCGAGCAGGGTCGCGTTCGCGAAGCCGACGATCTCGTTGCCGAGCAGCATCCAGTTCGCGCCGTTCAGCACCTCAGCCTCGGTCACGCTTGCGAGCTCGCCCTCCAGCATCTCGACCTCGACCGTGTTGCCTCGGTCCCAGTTCCCGACAGGACCACTTGCCAGTGTGGTGGTGGACTTGCCGATCGACGACTCGGCCGACCGCCGGCTCGCGAGCGACCATGCGATCTCGTCTGCAGATCCGTACAGATTGGCGCCGAGCCATTTCGCGGTCGGGAGCTGGGCCGCGATCGCGCTGTAGAAGCCAAACGCGGTCGCGTGCTCGGTCAAGAGCGGCGGCAGGTCCATCGGCTCCCACGCGAGCGCGGGCGGCTCGTAGACGTTGCCGACTCCAGATGTGCCGCGATCGGACTTGATCTTTGCCTTCCAGACCTGGTCCTCGACAAGCCGGCCCTCGCACACGAGCTGCCAGTTCGCGCCGCGTTCCAACTGGGTCACGCGCACGAGATAGACGCGGCCTTTGTAGACAATGCGGGCGAGGTCATTCTCTTCGAGCTGCAAATACCGCTTGGCAGGGAGCGTGAAGCGAGCCTCCTGGCGTTCCACCAACTCCTGGAAGATGGCCTGACGCGCGACCCGCTTCGCTCGATCGGCCGGGATCACGAGCCTCAGGTTGACGGTGCGGTTGGTGCGCGGATTGTCGCCCACACGCCGATCCGAGACCGAGCCCCGCTGATCATCCGCATCCGGATCGACGAACGTGACGTCACAATGGGTCGCGAGGTCTTGCAGCTTGCCGTCTCGCACCGACAATGCGGGCTGGGTCTCGCCCTCCGGCGCCGCACCAAGATCGTTGGGATTGATCTCGACATGGTCTTCGTCCCCGCGGTGGCGATACACCAGCTTGCCGCCACTCTCGCGCCGCACGATCTGGTACGCCGTCATGATCGCCTCGAGCAGTTGATTGCCCGGGATCGGACCCGTGAAGGCGAGCCCGCGCAGGCACGCGTTGATGCGCGACACATCCACCTTCGAACGCTCGATGCCCCATCGTTCATGGATGCGAAGGATCGCCTCCCGCACGCTGATGCCGTTTTGGCATTGGACCAAGGCCCTGAAGGTCGGGACCGAGTTGCCGAAAAACTCGAGACTGAGGCGCTCGAACACCGTGTAGACCTGGCCGCGGTAGGCCGGAACCGTCCCGACGCCGCCGTGAAGCGATTCGAGCAACGAGTTGGGCATCTGGGTCGGGCTGCCGAGGTAATGGGTCGCGCTCGCCGCCACGCTGGTGTCGAGATCGTCCTTGGCGAAAATCACCTTGCCGTTGGCCCAGATCGTCAGCATCTTGGTGATTGGGCCCGGAAACGTCTCGCCCCACGAGAGCGCCAGGTGGAGGTAGTACTTGAACCGTGTGCTTGTCGCGCCGCCCCCCTTGCCGCCCTGCTCCTCCTCGATCTTCTCCTCGATGATTTCGCTCTTGTCGATGATCTGGCCATCGACGATCGCCTTATCACCCAGCATGAAGGGCATCAGGTTGCCCTCGCTGCCCGAGATGGGGAGTTCTGTCAGTCGCGACCCCACCGCACCTTTTGGCCCGCCAAACAGCGCGGGGAAGAGATAGTTCTGGTCGATGTAGCTGCCCACCGCCGCGCCGAGAGCGCCGCCGAAAGGGCCGGCGAAGTAGGAACCCACCGCGTAGAGCGCGATCGTGGCCATCTCAGTTCTCCTGATCGACAAGACGGAATGCGGCGACGAATCGATCGCGCCAGCGGTCGTCGAGCGTGATCTCGATTACCCGGCCCGGATCTCGCTTGTCCGACCCGCGCCCGCCCTCAACGAACGAGTGCACCATGCCGCGATCGGTGAGGATGCCGATGTGCTGCGCCACCCCCTCGGCCGCGCACCAGAACGCCACCGGGTCGCCGGCACGTGCGTCCGCGAGCGAGATCTCCATGAGGCGTGCACGCAGCTCGCGCAGCAGTCGATCGCCCTGCGGACGCCGCGGATAGTCGGTGACGTCCTCGAGCGCGACTCCGCAATTCTGCGCGGTCCCGACAAGCAGTCCGACGCAATCAACGCCACCGCCCGGACCCTTGAGCCGGCCTTGGTGGTGCCAAGGCGTGCCGATCCACGTCCGCGCCTCCGCGACGATTTGCGCGCGTGTGGTCATTTGGGGTCCGGCACCTTCAGCACCTCATTAACGCCGGGTTGGTGCGGTTGGCCTTGGAAGTTGATCGTGTTGGAGAACTTGGAACCGCAGGTCGTGAAGTTCCCGTTGCATCCCGCGATGATGGTGAAGGTGTCGCCCACCTCGACCGCGAAGGGTGCGGCCAGTTCAAGCTTGATGCGGCCCGTCGCGCCAACCGAGTCCTGGACATCGCACACCAGACCCGCGTTCGCGCCAGTCAGCCACGTGAGCTTGCCGCTCGCGAACCAACCGTCCGCCAGTGCGGTCGAGAGGTTGGTGCCGAACTCGAGTCGGTCCGTCACGATGGAGCCGATCGCCTTGGCGGTATAGGTGAAGGCCGTCAGGTCCTTTTGGCAGCGAGCGTCGCCGAGCAGCGCGTCGCAATCGCGCGTGTAGACGCGCCCAAAGTTGCGGGAGAGCCGCACCGACAGTCCGTCGATTTGGGCGCTCCACAGCTCGCCCGTGTGGGTCGTTTCGGTGACGTCATATTCGGCGCGGCCGAACTCGCCCGCCCATGGATACATCCAATCGACGATCTGCTCCACCACGGTCGCGCCGCGATATCGACCCGCCGCAAGGTCGTCGTGCGTGATCAGGTCGGAGGTGAGGCCGCCTTTGAACTCTCGGTTCTGACCGCTCAGGTCGCCTTGTTTTTGCAGCGCGCTCACATCCGCCGCGGCGGGCGCGAACGTCTGGCCGCCGACGACCAGCGGAGCGTCGTGATCGGTGAACCGCAGCACCACCCCGTCCTTGCGCGTGATGGTCCAGAGCGTGCAGGGTCGCACGCATCCGGAGCGGACGAGGCTCAGCATGGGGCCGCGGAGTCGGAGCACCGGTCATCACTCCACTGGTTCGTAGGTCGCGGCGAAGATGCTCGGCTTGCAGGGGTAGTGCTCGCCAGCCACACCGGTGATAATGAAGTCGCCCGGGCACACGATGTGGCCACCCTCCAGAGTGTCAATCCATCCGTGGACGGCCATAATCTTCTTGCACTTCTCGCATCGAGACGTACTGGGGCGTTCCGGAGACGCGAATCGCCTTACCAGCTTGCCTTCGGGGTCGTCCTCACGCCAAGTTGCACCCGCTGTGCGAGATTCGTCAAGCGGATGATCACCGTTTTTCCACCACTCATGGGCTTCGACCACGACGGGCTTCTTGCGGAATGTTGGCATGCAGCATGAGAGCCTGCTTGATTGGTTGCGCCGTCACTCCGCGAACGAGATGGTGCAGGAGACGGACGCGGTCACGCTCGAATCTGCAAAGTAGCCGCCGTTCCAGTATGTCCCGGTCGCGCTGATCGACCAAGACAGGCTGAAGTTGTCGCAATCAAACGAGAGCGACGGGCTGCAGGTGATGGGCGACTCGTCGCGGTTGCACGCCACCCCGTCAGCATTCTGAACGCCGTAGAAGTCAGGTCCGAAGCTCAGAGCCCACGAGGGGATCGAGGTCAGGGCCACTTGCCAACCCGCCGCGCCCTCCGCTGCGGTCGCGACAACGCCGCCCGCGCCGGCCAGGTCTTCCGAGCCCGATGAGTTTTCCAGAACGAAGGTTGATGGGTTCGGAGCCCACACGTTGTAATCGTGCGTGGCGGTGCCGACGATCTTGTATTGGCTCGACGCCTCGTCCCAGCCACCGCTGCCGCTCATCGTCACGGTGTGGGAGATCGTGCCCGGATAGCCCGCTCGAGTCTCGGTGTAGGTCAGGGCGAACGAGACGGTGCAGACGCCGGAGTGGTCCTCGGCTCGGCACCCGCAGCAATCTCGTGACCCTTCCCAAGGCGGAGGTATCCCATCCGCCAGCCCGTCGGCGACTGGAATCGCCACCGGCATTCCGCCTCGCATGTTCCACGCCGTCGCGACGGTGCCGCATTCGCATGGCTCGCCAACGATCGTGTCGAGCGGATCGTCGTCGCCGCCGTTGACGATGAGCGAGCAGTTGGGCTCCTCCGTGCCGGCAGGCGAGTCGTTCGTGACCGCCGAGCGCGTCGGGCGCGAGTAGGTTCGGCTCGCGCCCGCGTCGCCCAGGAACCAAATCCATTTGCCCGCTGGGGTGTCGTTTCGCACCAGGCCGAGTGCCGCGACCGACCCGGCCGCCAGATCGAATAGGGCGGCTCCAGTCGCGTCCTTCACCGCGATCGTGTTGGCACCCGAGTTGTGGAGGAGGTATTGCCCAAAGCCCAGCCCAATCCGCGTGGCGTCGCTCAGCGTGACGGACTTGCCGGAGGCGGCGGCAGAGAGGTTCCACGCGCGGGCGAGTCCGTAGGTGAGCTTGTGGGTACTGGTGAGGGCCAGGTACCGCCCGCCGCCAAGGAATCGTTCGCGCGTGATGCTCATAGTCAGCCCTGGCTCGCGTAAACCGTCACCGCGCCACCGCTCGCCAGGCTCGCCCACACGATCACGGTCTTGCCCGCCTCGCACGTGATGAGCGCCGAGCCATCGTGAGTCTTGATGTCGAAGTCGTTCGCGCCGTCGTTCGCCACCCCCAGCATGGGCCAGCCGGTCGGGCCCGCGCTCATATCCCAGAGCGTGCCGTGCTTGCCGCTCGCGGTTGCGTTCACCGTCCACAACAGCCCGCTCAGCGGATCGAAGGTGAAGTTGTCGGCCGTCGAGAGCTCGAACGAGCCGCCATGATTGAGATCATCCGCGACCTCAAGCCCGTCGAGAATCTCCTCCATCGGGAGGCTGTCGATCTCTCGCGTGCCGAAGGTCGCGTAGTTGACCATGTTGCTTCGGTCTGCAGACTCGGAGAACCGCACCGGCACATCAAACTGCCCGCCCCAGGTCACGATCTCGCCAACCGCCGGCGGGGTCGTGATGGTGAGCTGACCCGTCGCGGTATTGACGCTCCAGCCCGACGTCGCCTCGACGCCGTCGATACCAGCCCGCACCGTGCCGGCCCGTGGCTTCGTAATGTTGCGGGTGTAGACCTCGCCCCCGCTGGTGTATCGCTTCACGAGCTGGAAGGTGGTCTTGACCCCGTCCCCAACACCAAGCTCCACATCGAACGGAGTCGTCGCTCCGGTGTGGTCCGGACCCGTGGTGAAGTCGGTCCAGTCCTTGAGCCGGAAGCCACGGTACGAGCCGCGGCGTGCAAAGTAGAAGGTCAGGATGGCGGCGATCTTGGCCGGGTCCTTGACCGTCTCGCGGATGTCGTACTGGTGGCCCCCAATGGCCGCGAGGCCGACACGCGACTCCTGGCGGTTCTGGGTGCGGAGAATCGACGTGTAGAAGCCAGCGCCGAACGCGGAGCCGTAGCTCACGCCCTCTGGGAACAGAACTTCGTCGAAGGGTCCGCTCGGCATGGCCGATTGGAGCCTGCCGACTGGGTTGCGCTTTCAACGACCGTCAACGGCCACCTTTTCCTCACAAGTGATTAATCTGACGCATACTGGTCTTGAGAACTTTCAGCATCTCGTCACTGGCCTTTCCGAGCACCGTGGGCTCGGACCTGCCCAACACCACGTCGCACATAATCTTTCGATACTCCCGCAATGCGGAACCGACCAGCTCTGAGCGTTCGGCGTGGAAATCGTTCGCCACAGCAAGCTCGCAGGCTTTCTCGTACTCAGACATGGAACGTCGCATAGCCTCCAACAGCTCCTGACTATCGCGAGCATTCGCTTCGACAATCTCCCGTGACGGTTTCTCGTAGCCAACGACTTTTGAGGCTGCCACGTCTTCGCGGAGCAAGAGAAAGCGTCCTACGAGCAACTTGTGTTCTATGAAGCAGCGAATCAGGTCCGCATATGAGCTCCGGGCCGCTTCGTTACGGCTGGCGTTTGCAGCTCGGTCCGCCCTGATCTTCTCTCCAAACATGGACAACGCCTGGGTGAAAAGCATCCCGGCGATGGTCAAGGCCATGGCACTCCAGGAAAACGAATTCGCCCCGCCGGAATCAATGTCCAAGTTCAAGTTCGCCTCCGCTTTCGTCCAACTACGTAGTGACTGTGACTCAGCTTGATTAGGTATTTGCTGTGGGAGATTACCCGAGCACGGACAGAGAGATCTCGCGGTGCACGGCAGTCCTCCCGATTCTCTGCGGACTCCGAATCGGTACGCCCCTTCCGGCAATGATATTCTTGCCTCGTGTCGGACGAACTCGACAACCAGCTCGCGACCGTCCTGCTCGACACCATCCGGAAGTCGATGCGGCTCGGGATTGGCGAGATCCATTACTGCTACGAGTCCGGCCGGCTCGTCTGGCGCCTCACCGCAACCGCCACCGATGGCCAGAAGTGGACCGGCGAGCACGAGGACTACTACCAAGCCGCGCTGCTGCTGGCCGAACTGGTTGGGTTCGACGTGACGGATGGCTGACTACCTTGCCGCATGGCCAAGCCCGCAATCTCGCCCGCCACCTGGACCCGCCTTCGGGAACTCGACGCGAGCTGTGATTTCACAATGACGCGGCGCTCGACCAAGCCGCAGCCAGGCGAGATGGTGGGCGCACGCAACTACCCGCGGATGTGGGTCGTCAGCATCTCGCTGCAGTCCGACCCGACCAAACTCGGGCTGGTGGGCCAACCTGCTCGGACCAATCGGGTCCAAAACCAAGGGTTTACCCCAGAACAATCAGCTTGGACGGCAATTGCCCGAGCGGTAGACTTACAGCATGCTCCGACTCATTCCGATCCTCGTCGCCGCCGTCTTCTTCTGGGGATGTGCCTCAAGCCCAACGGCCAAGTACCCGGAACTGAACGACCCGAAGGCGATCGTCGGCATGCGGCTGGAGGACTGGAAGCAATCTCGAGGTTACTACGCTGCCGGTGGAGACGCATACCCGCGCCGACACTTGCAGATGACCACTCCGGATGTCATCGACGGCGTGCAGTATGACGACGTGGGCGTGCGCGTTTATGAATGGTCCGGCTCGCTTAAGGAAGTGCGACAGTTCATCGTCGCCTCTCGAAATGGCGCGATTGTTGATGTTGCTCCGAACAAGTTGATGCCAGGCGAGACAACCGATCCGGATCAGGGCGGCGGAGTTACTTCGATCCGCAACCGCGATGGAAGCTACACAAACGTGATCACTCACCCAAGCGGCGGCGTCTACATCTCTCGATGACGTCCAACAGTTATCCCATCGCGCGACGAACGTTGCCAGCGAGCTGCCTGCCGCTGTAGTTCATCGGATTCTTGGACGCAGACTCCGGAACGTTGATGATCACGTTTCCGAACGTGACACTATTGTTTGTGGTCGATGCCGCTCCCCCAGCCGCCCGAACTCCAAGTTCACCACTCGCTCCGCGCGTGAGGGGGAAGATGGCCTCCGGTCCACTCTCGCCAAACAGTGACATCGGTGCGACAGTCGGGGTGTCGTAGACCCGACCGCGATCAATCATCCCTCCCATCGCGAACGGGATGAGCCGCCCGCGATCAAACACGTTGCCCATGGCGCTGATTGCACCGCCGCGACCGCCATACGGAAGTGTCGATCCCTCTACGCCCGAACCACCGCCGGCGCCCGCTCCCACGGCACCCACGCCCGCAGAAGTTCCAATGCTGAAGAGCGACGCGAACAGGCCTTGCGTGCCGGACGCGATCGCCTGGGACAGCGGCTGGGTCACCAGTTGTCGGAACAGCATCTTCTGAAGGTCGCGCACAAAGTCTTCAAGTGCTTGGCTTGCACTCTTGATGCTCAGCGCGACATCCTCCACTGAAGATGAAGCGAGGTCGCCGAACTGCTCCGACGCATTCCGCGCACGCTCCCAAAGACGAATCTCTTTCTCAAGTGCGCGGATGCGTGCCGTGTCCTGAGCTTGTTGTTCTGGACTAAGTCCGGCGATTGCTGCCTCGGCTCGATACTGTTGAACAAGCTTGGCAGCTCGGAGTTCATCGTTGGGCAACTTCGCATTCGAGACATCGTTTTCAAGATCACGAAACAGGTCATTGATGTTCTTCTGCGCCTTCTTCGCCTCCTCGCTCAGTTGCGTGAAAGCCCGCTGGACATACCCAACCTCGTCCGCCGCCTTCTTGCCGCTGCCCGGCACCACGACGCCCGGATAGAGCCCGCCCTCGGTCGCGTTGATCAGCTCATCGCCTTCTCGCGCCTTGCGACGCGCAGCTGCTCGACGACGAATCTCGTCATACGGGTTGCCCAGGCCCGCGACGGCGTCCAAGACCGGAAAGTCCTCGATCGAGAGGCCACGCAGCTGGTCCCGCACTCCATCTGTGATGGCAGTGCCGATCGTCTCGCCCGCTTTAGCCGCGACAGGAATCATCTCCCCGACAAAGTCTCTGCCGAAATTCTCTCGAAACGAGTTCGCAATATCGGCGCCGGTGTTGGTCGGACTCAACGCCGTCGACAACGCGACACCAAGATCCTGAGCCGACTTGATGGGGTCGGCAAAGTCAACATTGCCGATGGCCGTGACGGCCGAATACAACCGCCCGAAGATCACTCCGTAGGTGTCGCCGATTGATTTCACGACCGCGATCGCCTTGTTGGCGAAGTCCCGGAGTATTCCAAGAACGAAGTCGATGGCGCCTTGCCAGTCGACCCGAATCACAGTAACGAGGTCCGACCACGATTCCGCGATGAACGACACGCCCTCGCGCCAGTACTGCGAAAACGACTGGACCGAGACCCGCACCACGTCGACCACATACCCGAAGGTCGCTGCGAGGAGATCTCCGACGGTCGCAGTCTCGTCACCAACCTCGATCATCCTGTCGCGGAAGATGTACAGAGCCGCAGCCGCGGCCGCGATCCAGACCACAGGATTGGTCGCGAGCGCAAGCACGAACGTGCCGGCGGCTCCAGCGGCGGCTGTGAACGACGTCGTGATGAGCCCAAGTTCGATGGCGAGATTGGTCGCTACAAACGCCGTCGCGGCGACTGCGGCCGCAGTGATCGCCTCGGCGGCCAACTTGGCACTGTTCGATACCTGCCGTCCAGCCAACCCCACGCCCGTGAGGGCGCTAAGGAAGTCGGTGGTGAACGTGATCGCGTTCGTGACGGCCTTGAGATACCCAGCCTCGCCAATCGCAATCACGATCGCGGCGAACTCGTTCCTGGCCTTGGCGAGCACGCCCGAGAGTGTGTTGCCCATCGTGTTGGCAAGCCGCTGTGACGCTCCCGCCGAATCATCGAGCTTCGAGATGAACGCTTCGAACTGATCGAGGTTTGCAATCAGTGTCGAGCCGCCCGCGACATTGAGCCGTCCAAAGATGTTCTCGAGGTCCTGCACGTTCGCGCCGGCCCTGCGGAGCGAAGCAAGCACCGGCACGATCCCCCGAGCCCGCACATTGACGTCGTCAACGCTCAGGCCCAGCGACTTGAACGCGTCCTTGGCCTCGCTCGTCGGGTTGAGCAAACTCAGAATCACGCCCCGCAGATTGGTGCCGGCGCTCGACGCATCGATGCCGTTGTTGGCCAGGACACCAACCGCCGCCGACGCTTCCTTGAATGAAACTCCCGCGAGCTTCGCGACCGTGCCGGCGTAGGCGAGCGCGCTACCGATCTCGATCGCGCCCGTGACGGACTCGTTTGCAGACTTCACGAGAATGTCAGCCGCGTAACCCGCATCCTTGGCGGTGAAACCGAACTGCGAGATCACCTGCACGAGGAGCTGGCCAGATTGGGCGGCCGTCACCTGGGCACCTTGAGCGAGATTCAGGCTCGCCTGAAGTGCATCGATCGCCTGGGTGGCATCAAAGCCAGCTCGCGATAGCACAAGCAACGATTCGGCCGCCTGCCCCGGGCTGAACGTCGAGGTTGAGGACACGCGCTTCGCCGCGTCCGCGAGACGCTCCATCGTTTCGGCCGTCGCATCCGTCGCGCCTCGGATCGAGGCCAGCGACGTCTCGAAGTCCGCGATCGTCCTGGTCGCCGCCTGAATGGCCTGAACGCTCACGAATCCCGCAACGAGCGACCCCACACTCGCCGCTGCCGCCTTGAATGTCCTCGCGGCCGCATCGAGACGACCAGTCAAGACGCCAATCGCGCGATCGGACGCGGACGCGCCGGCCTGCACCTGCCGCACTGCCGTGTCCCACTGGGCCGCCCCCACGACTGCAGATCGCGAGTCAATTCCCAGCGCGAGAACCTGAATTTGTTCATCCATTGGCCGTGCTCCTCTGTGCCGCCAGGTGACTCAAGTAGGCCTCGTCCATGCGCATGATCACGCCTACGTAGAACTCGCGAAGCTCCCATCCATGAATGCGCCGGTGATCAAGAAGGCACACAATCTCACTCAGCGGAATCGGATTGGGGCCAAGACCGGCCGACCGGGCCCGGTGGAGTACGTGAAACGCACCCCACACGGGCCGGAGGTCTTCTCTCAACTCTGGGCGTTCTTCCCACTCTTGCGGCCTGATCCCTCTCGCGATCAGTGCTCGGTAATCATCCTCGTACCGTCCGGGCCCGAGCTGCCAGCGGAGGCACGCGGTCAGTTTCCCGCCGCGACCGCCGTCGCCTGTGCCTTGAAGTTGGAACGGTTGTTCGCCGCCGCGACAACTTCGTTGCGAAACTCGGGATATCGCGTCAACACCCGAATCGCCTCTTCTCGCGAGTACGGGAGCGGCTTGCCGTCCTCATCCGAGAATCCGTCCCACCCGATCAGAACCGCGTCGGCCATCGACTCGATCGACACCTTCTCGGAAACGTCTTTGGGGAGTCGCGAGCCACCCGACGCAGCAAAGTACGGCGCTCCGCGAAGCTGAATCGCTTCTTGATGCTTGGGGCCCTGCCACCGGCCCACCCGGATTGTCGTGCCGCTGCCAAGCGGCACTTCTACGCCGTCGTCACACTTCGATTGATCTACGTCAAAGTCGCTGAATTTCATGCTCATGTGCAAGGCCTCGATCCTCCGATGGGCCCGATTGCTCCCGGAGGGAAACGTCAGGACGCGCTTTCGCTCATCCCGACGTGTGGTGCTTCATGTGACGGGAAGGAAGTCCGGGTCACCCGGACCGTTACCCGGGAAATCGCGCGATTTGGAACGTGTAGCCCAGCGTCGGGTCCTTGCGGGACGTGTAGTCGCAGTCGAGCATGAGGTCGGTGTTCTTGCCGCTGACGTTGATGGGCGCGCTGGTGAGCTTCACGCTTGGCAAATCGAACACGTACTCGATACTGGCCGCGTCGCGGGCGATCCATGCGAGCTGCGTGTACTGGTTGTTGAGATACTTGGAACGAATGGTCTGGTCCTTGAAGTAGGCCCGCACCTTTCCCGTCACCTTCACCTCGCCGTCGCCCATTCCGGATGCGTCCAGCGAACCAAGGTCAGGATCGAGTTCCCGCACGTTGTTGCCGAGCGAGAAGTCGATCGCGGTCAAGCTCACGGCCGTGCCAGCCTCCTGAACCCTTACAATGTTGTCGACGGCATTCAGCACCTGGAATGCGGGCTTTTCGCGATAGGCCGAACCAACCGTCGAGCTTGCGGCCGTCTCCTTCGTGCCCTTCATTGCGAAGCTGCCGGTCGCGATCTGGCGCGAAGTGAACGACATCGCGTAGGTGTCGATGATTTGATCTTGGAAGATCGAGAACGTGCTGGCGAGGTCGGAGAACTCCTCCTCGATGGTGTGGAACGACTTGGCGACGCCGTTGCGGATGTAGGCGCCCTGTGTGATGGTGACCGATTCGCCCGCGGAGTCGTTCACAAACGTCGCGTTGCTGCAGGTCAGCTCGGTTGCCGACACCGCCACCACCTTCGCGATGCCGTTGTATCCACCGCCCGTAAAGCCCGCGGTCTTGATCCAGGTACCGACCACGAAGCCGTCTGACACGAACGAACCGCCCGAGCGGGTGATCTTGTTGCCCGACGCCACCTGCGCAAACACAGTGTCGGTGACCACGATGGCGGCGTTCCAGCCGCGCTGCTGGACGATCGTGACCGACTCGCCGGCCGAGTCGTCCACCGCCGCCACGCCGCCGAGGATGATCTTCAGTGCCACCACCGACTTCACGAATGCCCAGCCGTTGTATCCGCCGCCAGTGAAACCCGAGATGTTGATGAGAGCGCCAGCCTTGATGCCATCAGACACAAAGCTGCCCGACGCACGATTGAGCGAGTTGTCGCTCGCCGCCTGGCTGTAGATCGTGCCCGTGATGGTCGCCTCTGAGATGTTCCCGGGGTCGCGAAGTGCGTCACCCATCAGCTCGTCATGTGCGCCAGCGGAGAACTCGAACGCGATCGAGCCGGGCGAGTTGCGACCGACCCGCACCTCGTCGAGCACCTGGCGGGTCGCGTCGATCTCGTTCGACGTGATGAACTGGGTCTGCTGCGTGATGTTGGCGGAGTTGAAACGCAGCTTCTGGAGCACGCCCGTGGCCTGCGTCCCAAACGCGCTCTGCTTCCGATACGCGATACCGACACGATTGGCTTCCGACATGACAACCTCCGTCCGATGCGGCTGCGCCGCGAGTGCGAATGACAGCCGCTTAGCCGAAGTCGTCGGCGAAGAACGGCACAGTGACGTTGACTTGGAACCATGCGCCCCAGCGCCCGACCTTCACGACCTTGGCCTCTTGGAGCACGATCCCGCCTGCGACCGTCTGGGAGTTGAGCGAGGCCTGGATGGACGTGGCGGCGGAAAGAACCTTGTCCTCACCCCAACCAGCCGGTGCATGGATCTGGACGAACGCGATGCCGAAATGACGAAACCTTCGATTCGACGGGCCCAGGTCTTTCTGCTCGGTCTCGCCGGGCTTGATGTAGACCATCGCCCACAGCTCACCCGTGGTGGCGCGGTTGGCCTCATTGGGTGCCGGCGGATCGATCTCGCGGTTCTCGTAGCCAATGCGCGGCTTCCCGTCGCCGCCGACTTCGGGAATGCCAGCCGCCACAATCGCGTCTTTTGCGATGGGCCGAAGCGAGTTGTGGATCTGAATCCAGTTCACCGCCGACCCTACCCGTCGGTTGGGGTTGCGCGGCTATCGCAGGAGGGCCGGATAGGTGCGTTTCATTCGCTCCGATGTCTCGACCAGCATGCCCTTCGGCGATTGGGCGCTGTGGCCATTCTCAAGGAAAATGATGTAGGGCACGTTGTTGGTGAACCAGGTCAGCGTGAACGTGTTGATGCTGCCGATCACTTTCGATCCCCGGGCGATCACCTCGGTCGCAGCCTGCCCGCTTCTGCTTCGGTCTTCGGGCCACGGAAGCACGACCGTCGATCGCTCGATCGTCGTGATCTGCCAGTTGGCGCGTGCCCGCCCCGTGTCGACTGGTGTCGCGACGACGATCCATCCAAATCCGTCGAGCAGGATCTTCCTCTGGATCATGAAGAACTTGGCGACCATCTCGCGTGAGATGCGCTTGATGTTCAGGTTGAACTCGCGCGCATTCGTCCCCAAGCCTCACCCCCGCAGCTGGATCTCATAAGCGGCCACGAGCGTTCCTGACCGCAGCGGCGTCACCGAGATGATCTGGTACTTGCGACCCGACTCCTCGCACACCATACCGGGCGCGGGCTCGAACCCCGCCGGCAGACCAAGGCCCGGGAGGATGATCTGCAGATCGGTCGCCAGCACGGTCGTGCCGTTGATGAACTCGCGATCAAACTGAGCCGGCGGGCTGACCTTCCGGGTCACGATCGAGGCCGCGTCCTGCGCGACCGCGCCTGTCGCGGGGTTGTAGCTCGTGGTCTCGCGTGAGAATGAGGCCGGAACGCCCACGCCATCTTTGCCGTCAATCGCATCCAACACATCCTGCGGCACTTCTCCGTCAAGCTCCGTCATGCGAGCACCCTCCGGCCCTGCACCGAGGACCCGACGAGCAAGTTCGCGAGCGCGTTCCCCACCTCGGGAAAGCCTGGCTGCTGGCTCGTACCCGATTGGTCGGACCACTTCTTGCGCGTCGTGATGGACCCAACCTTCGTTTCCTTCTCGACCAGCGCGCCGTCCTGCTTCACGTCCGGGGCGAGCGCACCAGCGAGCGCTCGCGGGGCCAGCAACGCCTGGGCGAGCTTCCAACCGTCCGGTACGACGCTCGGGTCGAGCAACCAGCCGTCGCGTGTACGAGCCCCGTAACGCGGCCACGCGCGGGACTGCGACGCCAACACACGCTCGCCACCCAGCAGCGATTCGTACGCCGCGTCCATGAAGAGCGCGGCTTGTCGCAACGCCACCTCCTGCTGACCTGTTGTCGCGGCCGCGAAGGTCGTGTCGGTGGACCACTTGGCCAGCAGCGCGAGTGCGTCTGCAGCCGACAGATACGACTCGGCTCCGACCACGCCCGCTCCGGTTTCGACAATCAGTGCCATGCCGTGCCCCTCGCTGAGATGTCAACAAAAAGCAATCTGGACGATTCTGACACTTGGCCATGCGGCCCGCGCCAGACAGTCATGGGCCGGCGCGGGCCGCTCGCGTGGTGTAGTTCTGAAAAGTCCCGGTTCGCGTCGCGGCGAGCCGGGACCAAAGGAGCCATCAGTGAACGCCCGTCGTTGCCACCAGACCGATCCGGACCCCACACGGCGGGTAACTCAGGTCCGGCGCGTTGAATCACTTGAGAGGCGAACCCTCGACCGCCCGCGCGGCCTTGTAGGCGGCGCTGGTGGCTTGCTGGATCGACTTGCCGCCGTCGAGCGCGGTCTTGAACGCGTCGTCGCCGTCGATCTGCCAGGCCTCGCGATCCTTCCCCATTTTCGCGAGCTTCGCGTCATCGCCCTTCAGCCAGCCGACCGGCTGCTCGGCCTTCTGGTCGCTGCCCTTGCCCGTCTCGTTGTTGGCCGCGCGACCGACCGGCGGCTGATTCGCATCGTCCTTGATGGCACGCTGGTCGCCATTGAGGCCGACTTCCTTCTTGTCGCCAGTCTCGGGCGTACCGGTGTCCTTCACCACGATCTTCTCGCCACCACCGATCGGCTTGTACCCCTGGCGGCGGAAGTCATCGATCTCGTGCAGGTTGACCACCACTTTGGTGCCGGTCGGCCCGACCATCTGGACGGTGGTGAGCTCAGCACTGGGCGGAATGTACAACGGTGATGCCATCATCGATCTCCTTGTCGCAGAATCGCGAAACAAAGGGACCGCGGTTCCCCGCGATCCCTCGTGATTAACCCAAGATGCGGACGACGTGCTCGGGACGGTTCACCACCGTGCCGAACAGAACGTCGACGTTCCAACCGTCCTGCTTGTACTGCGGGAAGCCGCAGAGACGCAGCATGAGGTTGGAGATCGCGTCGAAGCTGGGCTGCGCGATGTAGCCAGCCTGACGCGACACGTCGCCGAGCTGAGCCATGCGGACACCCAGCGCGATCGCCTGGTTGCTGAACGCGAGGTTGCATCGGTGGCTTGCCCGAACCGTGATGGCCTCGCTGCCCGCCAGTGCCTTGACGAGCGGGGGCGAGATCGAGACGTTGACGTCAGTGGCGGCCGCGGCTTGGGTAGCGGCAGCGGTCACGACGTAGGTCTGGGCCGAGCCCGCGAACGTGATGATGTCGCCAACCACCAGCGCGCACGCACCAGTCGAGGCCGCGGTGGTGGCCACGATGGTGCTGAGCCCGATCGCCTGCGCGGTCGAGGCCTTGGCCGCAAGGCCAGTCGTGATCGTGCCGGCGGTGTGGAACACAACCTGCTGGTCGTAGTTCCAGCCGAAGCCGAGATAGGTCTGGCCATTCGACCCGACCTCGCCCGTCTTGACCGTGTTGTTGTCGCCTGCGCGGAAGGCCTCGCGAAGCGTGTCGAGGTTGGCCGCCGCCGCCTTCGCGGCAGTGTCGAGAACCAACTGACGACCAACCATCGGCGCCTTGGCATCATCGAGCGCCTGTGCGGCAGCCGTGACGGCCGCGATGTTGGAACCAAACGGAGTGGTGCCGGCGGTGCCCACGACCGTGTAGGCCGCGTTCTTTGCCGCGGTCATCATGTAGGAGTTGACGTACTCCGCCACGGCCGTGACGGCCGAGCCGACCGTCTGGGGGAAGTAGGTCTCGCTCGCCGCCACGTCGTTGAGCTGCTTCGAGCTCAGGCCGAACGTGTCGGATTCACGCCACTGATCGATCTTCAGCGGAATGGTGCTGACCGTCTTGCCCGTCACCGCGACGAGCGTATTGGACGGAGTCACCGCCTGGGTGCCCATGGTGGGCGCGACCTCGATGTCGATCGTCTCGCCCTTCTGGAGCAGTTCGGCCTTGAGGTCGGAGTTGACAAGACCGGGCATCACGCATCGACCGCGGAGAACCGCGTTGTACGCGCGAGCCAAAATCTTGCCATAGATGCCAGTAAGAACGTTGTCGCCACTGTTTGCCATTTTCGAGAGCCCTTGTGTTTGCTGTGCACTAGCCCAGCCCGGCTCCTGCGCCACAAGGGCATCACGCCCTGGACCGCATCACGCGGCCCACTACGCGGAACCGAGACCTATCACGCTTCAACTTCCGACGGGTCGACCACGATGACCGACCCTTGTGCGATTTCCTTTGCGTACTTGCGTTGTCCGTCGATGTCGGTGTAGGGGATGCGCTTCGGCGCCGCCCCACCCTGCCCCGCAGCCGCCTTCTTGTCCGCACCAGTCGCGCCGCCACCCGAGTTGCCCGAGGCGCCGAACGCAATCGCGTACGAGGGATTGGCCTTGAACTCTCCGACGAGCTGTTCGAGCGTCTTGGCGCTGCCATCGGCGTTGATCGCCTCGTTGCCCTCGGCGGTCAGCACACGCAGAACAGGCTCGCCGTCCGCGTTCTCGATGATGCGAAGCCGCGATGCGAAATGCGGCATCAGCAGGTCGGCGTTCGCCTTCTCTTTCGCGAGCACCTGGCGGAGGTTGTCACCCACGAGCGTCTTGTTCAAGCGAGCCTGATACTTCTCCAAGCGATTCGTCAGCGCCTTGAGTTCCGTGCCGTGGGCCGCGCCCATCTCCTTCTTGACCTGGTCGATCTGCTGCTGCAGCTTCTGCTCGGGGCTGCCGTCCTTCTTCCATGCCTCAACCTGCTTCAGTGCATCACGCGCAGCCGCGGGGTCGAGGCCCTCGAAGTTCTTCAGCGCCTTCTGTGCCTCGTCTCGCTCGCGGCGAGTCGCTGCCACCGCGTTAGAAAGTTTGTCCGACTCCTCGATCTTGTGACCGGCGGGCAGATTGAGCGCAAGGCGAAACTTGCCATCCTCGCCCTTGGTGTACTCCTTGGCGAGCGGCTCCGGCAATCCCTCAACGGTGTCGCGGACGAAATCAACTGGCATGGTCATCTCCGTGCGGCGTCACGCCGCCAAACGGGCAACAGAGCCCGGCAGGGCATCACGCCCTACAGACCAATCACGCCCCAACCTGCTGGTTGCGCTCACGCCGGCTCAGCGACCGTCACCGATCCCGCTGCGACGTTTCAGTTCGTCGAGGGGTATCACGCGGTCCTTGTCGGCGAACTCGCCCGGATCGAGCTTGCCCGCGCGGAGCAGCCGCGCCCGTTCGGGTCCGAGTGCCTCGTTCTGCCGCGCGGTGCTCTGTCGCTTGATCCACCGCGACCATGTCTGGTCGGCCGCCACCTGGCCATCCATCGAGGCCCGCGTGCCCGGCGGCGCGTCCGCGAGATCGATCCCCAGCTCCTTCCACGACTTGGTGACCGGGACGGGCGTGCACCGGCATTTCATGTGGGGAGCGGCGAAACCGTCCTCCACCGAATAGACCTTGCCATCTCGCGAGCCGCAGACCGCGCACGTTCGCGTGTCGAGCGTCGCGACCCACTTCCAGCCCTTGAGGATGTCCTGATTGGCGCGGAAGGTCCGCATCCGCGCCCCGCCCGTCACGTCGGTCGCGGCCGTCCTGACCAACGCCTCGGCTTCCCGCCGAGTGGTCTGCAACACACCGTCGCTGAACCGACTCGCTCGCGTGCCCCGAATGGCCCGAATCATCTCGTCCACGCTATCGCCCCGCACCAGTCCTTGGTTCAGCCGCGTGATGATCCGCTCGCGTGTCCGGATGCCAAGCTGCTCGCTCCACTCGCTCAGCAGCTTGCCGCCCAGCGGCCCATTCTCGACCAGCTCGACCAGCAGCGGCCGGGCGGGCAAACGCAGCTCAAGGTTGATCGGCGACGCGGTCTTGATGGCCCGCACCTGCCATACCGCCTCGGCCCGAGCAATCTCGATCAGATCGCGGCGATAGCGATTGATTGCCCGCTCAACATCGCGAGAAATCTTGGCGTCGAGATCGTCGGCAAGCCGCCGAAGCACGCGGCGGACCGTGGCGGAGGTAACGGCCTTGCCCTCGACCTCCTGCAAGAAAGCTGGAATCAACCCGACCACGGCGGTCAGCGCCCCATCGTTGAGCAACGCAATGAAGTCCCGCACCTGCTGGTTCTTGTGCCGCTCGATCAGGACCCCGCGGGCGATCGCGTCGTCCTGGAGATGCTCATTGGTGGTTGGGGGCTGGCGATCGTCCAAGTTACTCGTCTCCGCCTTCGTCCACCTGATGCTTTGCGCAATCGATTAGGCAATGAAGCGCCGACTCTTTGAACGGAAGGTCTTTGCGGGTGCTGGTCCAGACGTACGCGTTGGGCTCGTTTGGCTCTTGGTGACGCAGCACGACGCAGACGAGCGCTTGCGAGCGACGCGCCAGCGCGTCTACCAGCTTGGTGGTGGCGACATAATCCAAGTCGTCATCTGTCGGGATTCGCCGCACCCTCATCTCACCACTCCCAATCGTCAAACTCGTCGCAAGAATGGGCTGCGCGGCACTGGATACACAACTCGCGTCCGCAGTCAGCACACTGGTGGACCGTCGTCGATCCAAGCCCTACCCGGCATTCCTCGCACACGTACTCGGGCGTGTAGTCGGCCTCGTCAGAGAGCGGCGCCGACTCATCACGCTGGTCCGGACGATTCACGCCGCAACCCCGCCGGCCGCACCCGCTCCACCCGAGTTGTCGTCCTCTCCGCCCGCTGGCGCGTCGCCGGTCGCGTCGCCGTCTTGGCCGCCCGCCCGTCCCGACCCGCCGAACGTGAGGTCACCCAACGGCGGTCCCTCGGCGTCGATGCGGGCCATCTCCTCCTTGATGTCGAGTTCAGGGCTGAGCGTGCTGCGGCGCTGAAGCTCCTTGAGATACGTCTCGCGTGAAAGATCGCCGGCAGACCTCGCGGCCTGGATCGTGTTGAGGTCCGTTTGCGACGCCGGCAACACGAAGTCGCTGAAGATCCGCACCTCGAAGTCGTCGGGCAACGGCTTAGCTGCCCAATCGCACGCGAAGGCGAGCGCGTCCCGCCAGATTCGTTCTAGCGTGCGGATCCACCGCTGGCCAATCGACATGTCGCGGGACTCATCAATGGATTTGCCCGTCGCGGTCGAGGCAGCGGACCGCTCGACGAAGGGGCGAATTCCCAGCGTCTGCATCTGCTCCTCGAGGCTCCGCAACTCGTCAACCCCGACCTTGATCGCCGCGCCGGTCTGCTCCGCAAACCTGACGTTCGCGTCTGCCTCCGGGAAGCTCAGGAAGCTCGCGGGCGTGACCTTGATTTCCTTCGGCGCGTCGTTGCTGGTCGTATCCGCCTTGGGCTTGTGGCCTGTGGTGAACATGACCGCGATCCTGGCGAACGCCGCCGCGTAACGCTGTGCCGCCGTCGATTGCCAGTGGGCAATGTTGAGGAATGCGAGGTCCTCGTACGGCGGACACGAGGTCATGAACCCCTCGCGATCAAAGTAGGCGGTGAAGAGCGGCACCTGATCGAGCGGCTTTCCGTTCTTCAGCATGGGGACAGGCGCGTCGGGCTGCCATTCCGTCTTGCCGTTCACGTCCTTCTTCTCTCGCCAGACCGTCACGCTCTCGGGAGTGACGACACGCACGATGTTCTCCGTCTTCTCCGACCAGTCGTCCTCAACGGTTGTCGAAGTCTCGCGGATCCGCACTTCTGTCAGAACCCGCGTCGAACCGCGCTTCTGGGATCGCCACCCGATCACGTTTCGCGGGTCCACCATCACGATCGTGGGCCGCGCACCGAGCTTCATCTCGTCGGCCCGCGTTGCGTTGTCCCCCACCGTGGTGTAGTCCACCAGCAAGTGGACCTTGCCATACTTCGCCGCCGTCCTGAACGATTCGCGTAGCTGCTCGTCCGCCGATGTGCCGGCGCCGTCGATGTCGGCCAGCAGCTCCTCAAGACCCTGCTTCTGCTCGTCCTTGAGATCCTCCACGCCCTCGAACGTGACCGCTTTCGAGAATGGCCGGTTGGTCGCGTCGTCGATCGCCTGGCCGAGCCCGTTGTAGAGGACGGCGAGCTTCAGCTTCGCGGCGTAGTCCTCCTTGTCCTCAAGCCGTTGTTTCGGGAGGTACTTCTCGCCGCGATGACGCATTTGCTTCGTTCCGCCCAGCAGATCGTCGATGAGCTGCCACCGCTCCGCCATCGCGTTGTATTCGTTGCAGGGCGTGTTGACGTTCGAATCAGCCATCTCGGTATCCCTCGCGATCAAGATCAGGGCTCGGCCGTCCACGTGCCGGTGTAGGACTTCACGCGCCACGTGCCCGTTGTGTCGGCCACGACCGTCAGCGTGTTGCCGACCGTGCTGCTGGTCAGGTACTTGCCCGCGGCCCCTGGCACGCCCGTGCTGGGAAGCGCGATCGTTTCTGTCCCGTTGGGATCAACCCGCAGCGCCTGCGCGGTCGTGACGACGAACGTGTACTCGTACCCCACGCGAGCAACCGGAAGCGTCCCCGTGATGGTGCCAGCCGCGCCGCTGTTGTTGAACGCGGTCTGGTGCTCTCCGTACGTGACGCTGAAGTCCGCCGTCTTGGTCGAGATTCGCGTCGTCCGCTGGTCCTTGGCCCAGATCCAACCCGCCGGCGCACCGGTGTACTGATCGCTCGTCGTCTGAGCCTCGAGGGCATAGACCACGCCTGTGCCGACCGGCACGCCGCCCGATGTCGCGGTCGTGGTCGCGTTCTCGTTGAAACAGCGATCGCCTGCATTTGGCGTCAGCTTGTTGGCCTGCACCGGGCAGTCGGGATCGTTGATCTGGATCTTGGCCGTTCCGCTGCCCGTGAAGACCGTCGTGTAGGAGCCCGTCTTGGTGAAGCCCGTGCCCTGAATGCGAAGCGTGCCGGTGGTGGTCTGGAACAGCAGGTTGCCCGCGAGGTTCTCGCCCTCCCACTTGTCGTAGAAGATCGTGAGTGCCGACGAGCTGCTCTGAACCGCCGTGCCGCCGTTCTTGGTCGTCACGCCGTCGAACCGCCATCGCTGGGGAAGGACCTGCGCCCCGTTGAGGTAGTGCACGATCGCGATGCTGGTCCGGCTTGACGGCGTGAACGTCTGGCCGCTCGTCGAACCCGTGATCGCGTTGGTGCCGTTGAACGTGCCGGTGCTCGCGACCGCATAGAACTTGTTGTTCGTCGAGTCGAAGCCGCGGAATCGACCCGTCGCGCCGCTCGTCGCCTGCGTGATGACCTCGCCATAGATGAACTGGCCAGGACTTCCGCTCGCGATGCCGAACTCTTCGCCGTTGTGGTTGCCGAGCCCATCCGTCACGGTGTCGGAGACGTGGATGTAGGGCGTCGCATCAGTCGCTCCGCCCGCGTTGATGAACCTGCCCTTCACCCCAAGCGGCACGTTGCAGCCCGAGATGTTGACCCGCCCGATGCCGCCGCCGTTACTGCTGGCAAAGTTCAGCACGCTCCCGATGGTCGGGTATGGCGTCGAGACATCGTTGATGTTGAGCGTCTGCAGGCTCATCTGGGTGAACGCGACCGCCGACGCGGACCCGCCGATCGAACGATCAAGCTCGATCGTGTCGTTGCTGACCTTGCTGACGACGCGGTAGATGCCCGTGGTGGTGCTTGTCCCGGCCGTGACGGCGATCTGGTCGCCTTCCTGCCAGACATAGCGGTTGAACGCACCAGTCTTGGTGAGCTGCAGCGTTGAGTTGTTCCAACTCGCGCCCGTGAAGGCCAGCGGATAGGACGCCGAACCGCTGGCGTCGTAGATGATGGCGGAAGAGAACGGACTACCGACCTTCACGCCGCTGACCGTGATGTTCTTCGCGTTGCGGGCATTGATCTGCACCATGCCCGACCCGGGCGTCGCGTAGCCCGTCACGTCGTAGACGCTGATCGAGTCCATGAGGCACCCGACCAAGATGCCGCCCGTTGAGTAGTCGTCCGAGAAGGCAATGAGCGGCCCGTTCTGCGACGATCCGTGCACGCTGCGGATCTCGCCGTCACGAATGGCGTCCGTAGGCCGGCCTGTGCCACGCACCGGCTGGAACGTGTTCTGGGCATAGACGCCATCGATCTTGAACCAGCGCACTTCGCGCGGATAGGTGTCGGAGTCGCCACTGAGTTCGGGGTAGTAGCCGGTCAGCGTAATGAGAGAAACGTCAAGGTTTCCGCCTTCACTCGCGATGATCCCGACCGTGTTGTCACTGTGTCCCGGAACCGGGATCACGTGAATGTTGCGGATCTCGAAGTGGTACGCCGGGCCGTTGACGTGAACGAAGTCGCTGTATGTCTGATTGCCAAACAGGTCGTGGACCGACATGTGCGTCAGGTCAGCGACGTGGATCGCGTACTTGATGCTCGACGAGCTCGTGTCGAACGTCAGCTCGCGGATTGTCAGATTGTCCACCCCGACGAACAGAACGGTCTGGCCGCAGTAGAACTCCGGGCCCGTGGTGTCGATCGTCTGAACTTGGTCGTTGCGGATCGTGCCCTTGCCGTAGAGCAGGATGTTGTTGTTGCGCGCGACCGGGTTCTTGTTTGCGAGCAGGACGCGATTCGCGTTTGCCGCGAGCCTCAGCACCACCCCGGGGCCGATCTCAAGTGACGTGTTGGATCCGATCGTGAGCGCGGCGCGATACGTGATGCCGCGGGGCATCAGCACCGACTTGGCGGGCGGACCGGTCGAGGGCGATCCAACCAGGTACTCACCCGGCGTCAGGATCTTGACCTGGCCGCCGCCGGCAGCATCAGCCTCATCGAGCGCAGCCTGAATCGCGGCCGTGTCATCGATTGCGTCGTTCGGCGCAGCGTTGACGGGATAGATCACCTTCCCGACCGCCGTCGCCTCGCGAACCGGACCGAAGCGCAGCGCTGTCACCGCACCGTCGGCCGTGCTGAGCTGCAGCGCGGCGGCACCGCACAGCAGAACGATCGAGATCAGGAGCCGCGTGACCCAAGAGAATCCGATCCGCATGGTTGAATGTCCAAACCGAAGTGCGATTGCCACACCGCGCCATATGGGCGGCGACGCGAGGTCAGATGAACTTGAACTGCAGGAACGCCGTCGTTACCGTGCCGGTGCCGGCGAGCGGAGTCTCGACCACGATCAGCAGCTCATCGCAGCCGTCGCAGTCCCACGAATGAATGAGCTGGTCGGAGGTCGTGTAGTCGAACGTCCCGTCGGTGACATCCGTTCCCGCGACCGCGAGGGTCTCGGACACATTGCCGCGGACGCTCTTGATGAGCTGCCACGCATCCGCCCCCGTCCGGCCGAAGACCTTGACGACCGGTGCCTGCGAGACCACGAGGGCTTGGTCGTACCCCATGCGGACTCGCAGCGTCGTGCCACCGCTCCGCTTGATGATCGGAGTCGTGTAGCGCGTCACCTGCGTGTTGGGATTCGTGACGGTCGACGCATCCGCGACGTTGATCGCGGTGTTGGCGGTCCGCCACTGCGAGATGCCCGAGACCGGGATGCTGGTCTGGCCAGGCGACTGAAACACGTTGCCGACTTGGCTGCTCGGCTGACGCGCCTCCGCGAAGTTGAACCACGCGGGGCCGAGCATCATGGCAAACGATGCGAGGAAGAGGAGCGTCGCGCCCCAACGATTGACGTGCTGCTTCATGGCTTCTCCGTTGGCTTGACGCCGCCGACATAGACGGCGAACTTGCTGCGTTCATCGAGGCGAGCCAGGTCCTCGCGGAGCTTGGACTCACGC